AGATATATTACTGAAGGTCTTACGTATGTTAAGAATATGAATAAATGGGAAGCTGCAAATGAATATGCAAAAGATCGTGGTTGGGAGTTTCATGTATGGACAGAAAAAACATTACAAGAAATGAAGTTACTACAAAAACCTGTTCCTGGAAAACTTAAGAAATATACTCCACTTAAACCATTTCGAAAAAAGCGTAAGAAAAAGATATAAATAGATCTATGAGTAACTTATTTCAGAAACTAGAACTTGAAGCCTTTCGAAAAGGTATTACACCTCGAACACAAGAATCAAGAGAATGGTTTCGTAAACGCGTACAAAGATTAACAAGAGTTAATCGTGAATCTTTAATGAGAGAAGAAGGTGTTAATAAAATAAATACACCTTTACTTGGAAGCATGCTTATGTTTTTCTATGATCCTAAGTTAAAAGATAAATTGCCATATTACGATACTTTCCCATTAGTCATACCCGTTGAGAAAGCACCGGGTGGATTTAGAGGTTTAAACTTACATTACATACCACCAGTTTTAAGAGCAAAATTTTTAGATAGTTTACTTGATGTAGTTAACAATAAGAATTATAATGAATCGACACGTTTTACATTAACATACAAATTACTTAAAGGCGCTGCTAAATTTAGATATTTTCAACCGTGTTTTAAACATTACTTGATGGACCACGTTAAATCTAAATTTGCACAAGTACCTGCACCAGAATGGGAGATCGTAACTTTTATGCCAACCGCAAGTTGGAAGAAAGCTTCTGCTGGAAAAGTATATTCAGATTCAAGGAAGATAGCAAATGGCTAATAGTGTAGATGAATTAAAAGCTTTAGCTAATACAAAATTAGGATTTGCGAGAGCTAATAGATTTTTAGTAACATTTCCAACTAGCTTTGGTGGAAGTGGAGGGTTACTAGGAAGCGTATTAGGATTATTAAACTTAGGTGGAGGCGGTGCTTCAGGCAGAGAACTTAATATACTTTGTTCTAATACTACACTACCAGCTAAAGTTACTCTAACAAGTGATAGAAGAATCGGAATGGAGTTTCAAAAAGTAGCTTACGGTTATGCTGTCGATGATATCAGTATGACTTTCTATTTAATGAATGATTATGGAGTAAAAGAATATTTTGATGCGTGGCGAAACACGGCAATACCAGAAGAAGGCAGTAACGCGTTTACAAGTAGTTACAAAAGTTCTTACGCAAAAAGTATTACCATACATCAATTAAGACAGCCTTTAGCAGGGTTTAGTAAACAAATTGGTCCAATAAGATTTGGATTAGGACTTGGAGGAGGAAGCGTTTATTCAGTAGAACTACTTGAGGCTTTCCCAATTGCAACAAGTGCAATAGAACTAAATAATGAATTAGACGGATTAGTACAACTGTCAGTGACATTTGCGTACACTAACTGGAGAAGAACAACAAATACGCAAGGATTTATAAATATGGATATTGATACACCTCTTGGTGGAATTGATGTGTTATAAGGAGATATAATGGCTTTACCACAATTAAAAAATGATGTGCCAAAATATGAAATGACTATACCTTCAACTGGGCAAATAGTAAAGTATAGACCATTTTTAGTTAAGGAACAAAAAGTGCTACTTGTAGCGTTTGAATCTAAAGACAGTAAACAAATATTAAACTCGATGCTTGATTGCTTATCAACTTGTATACCCAATACAAAGATATCTGATCTTGCAACTTTTGATGTTGATTATATGTTTACACAAGTAAGATCAAAATCAGTAGGTGAAACTTCTACTTTAATGCATGCATGCAAAGAATGTAATGAAGAAAATGAAGTTAAAATAAGACTTGATAGTATTAAAGTTGATATTAGCGAAGAATGGAAAGAAACTGTTGAAGTTGAAATTTCTAAAGATATTACGGTTGAATTGAAATATCCTAGTTATAAAGACATTTCATATATTAACGTCGAAGAAAATGGCTCAGACACAGAGATGTTAATGGACACTATAACTGCATGTATGAAAGCAGTAAAAACAGAAGATGAGTACTTATTAATTAAAGATGAACCTAAAGAAGAAGTTGAAAAGTTTATTAATTCTTTAACAAATCAACAGCTTGAAAAGATAACTGAGTTCGCAACCAATGCACCTAAGTTATCTCATACACAAACTTATGAATGTAAAAAGTGTAAGACTGAAAATAAAATAGAATTAAGTGGGTTACAAGATTTTTTTTAGTTAACCTCTCTCATGAAACGTTGATGAATTATTTTCAAACGAATTTTTTAATGATGCAACATTTTAACTATTCATTAAGCGAACTAGAAGAAATGTTACCGTGGGAGAGAGAGGTTTATTTAATCTTATTAAACGAGCATTTAGAAGAGAAAGCTCGTAACGAACAAACGGCAGGTAGATAAATGGCAACCTTAGCAGCAATAAATGAAACTCTTACAAGAGTAGATGATAATACTGAAACAACCAGTAAAGGTATTAATTCATTTGTTAATTATCTTAGAGATAATAAAAGAAAAGATCTTGAAGCAGCTAGAGAAGCAAAGAACGTTGTTACTAAAAACACTCAAGCTACCGCTGCGGATGCTACGCAACGTGGTGGAAAATCTGGTGGTGGTTTATTAGATGGTGTAAGAAATATATTGGCCGGCGCATCATTAGCAAAACTTGCGCCTTTACTTGGCAAAACTTTACTAAAACGTGTTTTAGGACCTGCCGCCATAGCAATGTTTGCAGAAGACATAGTTGAATACTTATTACCAGAAGGATTTGAAAATACTGCAATAAAAGATGCACTAACTGGTGGATTACAAGGTGCTGCTATTGGATTTGCTGTAGGTGGCCCGCTTGGCGCAGCTATAGGTGCTGGAATCGGTGCGTTAATGAAGAATGAAAAATTTAAAGCTGCAATCACTGAACTTGGCAAAAACTTAAAAGATATGGCAAAAGATGTATATGATAAAATAGAACCAACTGTAGTAAATTTTAAAAATCAGTTTTTAGAATTATTTGATACACTAGGAATAACAAAAGAAGGAGTCGTTGGAGGTGTAGCTGGCGCTTTAAAATTTATAGGTGATGCTGCAGCAAGTGGTGTAGAATCTTTAAACAAAGTTATAAAAGGAGATTTTGGTGATCTAGGTGAAAACATAGGTAAAGCAGCATTGTTTGTTGGTAGTTTAATTGGTATATTAAAGATAGGTAAAATTGCTAAGCTATTTAAAAAACTAGGTGCGTTAGGATTGACTGCTGCTGGTGGCGCGATATTGTCAATGTTTAAAAGTAAAGATGCTCCGGAAGTTGATACAAAGCCAAAGCCAGATGTTAAGCCAAAACCTGGGTCAGTAGTTAAATCAGCATCAGGTAATCTTATGTTAGCCGGAGCAGATGGCAAAGCAACTACAATGAAAGCTCCTGCTGGTTCTAAGATAGGAGACATGCCAAAAAAATCTGTACTTGATAACTTTAAAAAGTTTCCTAAGTTAGGAGCAGCTGCAAAGTTTTTAAGAGCGATACCGGGTATGAGCATGCTTATGAGTTTAGGAGAACTTGCTACTATGAATCCTTTAACAGTAGATGGTGTTGCTGGAGTCTTAGGAGGATTAGGTGGTGGTACATTAGGTGCAATGATAGGTACATTATTGCCAGGAATTCCGGGATTAAATACATTAGTAGGCGGAACAGTAGGTTACTTCTTAGGAGATGCTTTATTTAAAGGATTAGCACAATTTCTTTTAGGTAAAAAAGTTGATGCGTTTCCAGAGTTTATGAATGATTTAATTAACGGAAAAGATACAAAGAGTAACAAACCATCTGTTGGAAGCGATTCCATGAGAATGGGTAGAGGAGGACCTACTCAAACATTTAATAAACCAGCAATGACGAGTGGAGCAGATATAAAGAATTCTATTCAGACAACTGAAAGACGTCCTGATGCTATGGATAGAGGCGCACCTTCACCAACTATAGTTGATAATAGTAGCCGCACTAATATTAATAATAATAGTAGTGCGGTAATCGGTCAAGGAAATATTATTGATATTCAAGACCAGTTTTTACAGTATACTTAATCTTGCTTTGCAAGTTTAGAGAAATAAGATAAAGTATCTTCATCCTCACTGCTCATTTCTTCGGCAGTAACTGGCTCAATAGCTGGAATCGGATCATTCATTTTAATTTCTTCTTTAACAGTATAGGCACCTGCAGTTGCTTGTTCACCTAAGACTCTCATTAACTTTGCTTTAAGATCATCATAAGACTTATAGTTTTTAGGATTAGTAAACTCTGATAAGTCATGTAACTTACCATAAACTTCTTCTAACTTAGCTTCATCCGCACTTAATAGTGGTGCTGCAGAAGCAAATTCAGATTTGTCATAGTTTCTATAACCTTCAACGTTTCTGATTTTAAGTTTGAAATCGGCACCTTCCCAGAAATCAAACGGATCAACCGGTGTTTCATCGGCGAATGCAGGATTCATAAGATCATAAATCTTATCAAAGATTTTCTTACCAAACTTATATAAGAATACCTTACCTTCATTTTGAGGTGCAGACGGATCACTAACTACATAGATGTTAGTTACATAATGTAACCTTCTCTTTTGAGTTCTTGCCTTGTCTTTATCAGAATCAAGGCCAGTATTCCATAGTCTTGAATTAAGTTCACCGACTGGATCAGGTTGGCCGATTGAAGTTAATGAGTTTTCAATATACCATTGACCAGTAGGGCCTTTAAAACCATGATCCCAATATCTTACAAATGGAATATTTTCTTCTGTACCAGGGAGGAACCTGATAACAGCATAACCATTACCTGCCTTATCGACAGTAGGTTTCCATATTCTATCATCAACATATGACTTAGTCTCACCACTGTTTGTGGCTTCTGCTGCTTTGATAATTTTATTGATATTTGAACCGCGATTGCGTTTTAGTGTAGCGAATGACATTGTATTGTCTCCTTATTTGCTGAAATATTGACTGAAGTATAATAGTATATATACTAGTTAAATAACGATGAATCTATAGAATTTTTCTTTGGTAAGAAATTTAGATCCATCGCTTCTGCTTCAAGCTTATCTTTTATAACTGGTGATACGAACTTTCGAATGTCTTCGATTTCAATATCATTAGTTTCACAAACCTTTATTATTGCATCCATATATGGAATCCTAAGATCTGCTACGGTCTTTTCGATAAGCTTTGTAAATTTAGACTTTGTTAAAAATTGTTCTTCTATTTTCATTTGTCTAAAATCCTTAATAATACCGTATCTTTATTGATACGACCGTTTGGTACGAATGTCTTTGTAGTTATATAAAGCTTCCAAAGATCATCAATTTGTTTTGGAGTTCTTGATAGGAACGATGGTAAGAAATCAAGTGGCTTACGTAAAGTTACTGACCTGCTTGTTGCTTTGTTAAAGTTCTTAATCGTTGAACCTGAAATTATAAATCCATTTGGACTGTCTGTAACATATTCAGTAATGACTTTATACTTACAATTAAAGGTATACAATCGATTCTTGTTTGGTATCTGTATAGGATTGACTGATACAATTTTGTAATCAGCATCCTCTTTCTTATACTGCATCTTTGATACTTGTTTATCAATTGCAACCGAACCTTTAACCTTAACGTTACGAGAAGCTTTACTTGCAGATTTAATTCTATCTAAATCAGAAAGCATCTCTTTACAGACTTTAATTCTGTGATTGAGGACCGACCGTTTAAGGTGGGAGTAACCTTCGACAGCTTGATCGCATCTTTTATGATATGCGTCTTCATAATCAAGAAGCCAGCCCTCAATCGTTGGCTTAACGTGACTGACCGCAGTGTTTGTTAAGCCATGGAACTTGAACCTATCGTATATGTTAATAGTGGAATTTTCACCATCAATCCACTGGTCTTCTAGTTCAAGTAGTTCCGGTATTATAGTGTTATTAATCTTACGTGTTAATTTTTCTTGTATGGATAAAGTAATCACGTTTCCCTTATCCTTATTAGCCATTTGCTTTTCTTTATATAGAGCTTTACCTTCTTCAATAAGAGGTATCATCTTATCAAATAAGTGATTTAAAAAGTCAGCAGCTTTTGCAGACTCAATAGTTTTATTTAACTCGTTATTGTACCAGAATGCAGTTGCCGCATGATGAGTCATTGTAAATTTATATTCTGGATTGGCCAAAATATATTTAGAAGGTTGTGGAAAGTTTTTCTTGACCCATGTCTTAACTTGATTGATACAATCTTTTTTATCAACTTCTAAATGAAAATAATTTTTTACTGCATCAAAACCTTTTTCAATTGGTACGCCAGCAAGACCAGTTCTTGCTCTTGATCTTACGGTTTTCTTTCTTAACTTTTTTGTTTGTAATTTTTTTAGTCCCATATTAAACTCCCATTTATATGTTATTATTGTCAATGTAATTAAGTGTTGCACTTCGTACCATAGTTGGATAATCACCAAGGTATGTACCAGCATCTAGCATTTCTTTAGTTACTAAATGCTTATGCATATGTTCTATGTTATCATAGTTAGCAAGTATGTCTTTACCTAACTGATCAAACTCATGATCAGTAATTAGGTTAGTGTTAAGCTGATAATAAGCATATGAGCACATTAAATATTTAGCTATAGGATTCTTCATTATGCGTGGCCTCTTAATTTAAGAGACTCTTGCATTGCTTCGGTATCGGTGTAGTACCTATCCTGATGTGCAATATTTATCTTAGTGGATATAGCAGCTGCTAGACCACTGTTTTTCTCGATAAGCTTTTGAGCAAACTCATCTTGATGAATTGGTGACATAGACTCCAATTGTTTGATAATTGTATCATAATTAAACATAATATTAAACTCCCGATTTTTTATTATACTATAATTATACACTAGTTTTGTGTAAATGTACACAGTTAATTTCACTTTTTTTCATTTTTGTTGTGAACATGTTAACTAGTTTCTCCTCATGGTAGCGTATTCTTCTGCATCGGCATCTTTGTTTACTGGCACCATGTTTGATTTATGCATAGTAGCAATGCCAGTAATAAATGTGCCTGTGTATGCATTTGTTTTAGACTTACCAACAACCTTACCAGTATAGTTGCTTGTTGGTAGAGAACGTGAAAGCTCTTTATAATTAGGAGCTTTAATACCTGAATCTTTATTTTTATTTTTTAACTGGCTAGGATGTACACCACGAGACATAAGCCACTTATCATGCTCAGCTCGAGCTTTTTGCCAACCCGGCTTACGAAAAGGTTTCTTCTTTTTAGTATTATTATCGTTGTAGTAGATCGGTAATAAATGCATTGTCATTTTTAACAGCTCCAAATAAATTAGTTAAATCAATATAACCATAGTTGATGGCAAATAGTATTGCAACAATTATCATAATAAAAACTGCATTACGAAAGAACCAACCAACTATGGAAAAGAAGACGCCTACAATCAATGCTCCAGCTACTGCGAAGAAGAGGAGTTGAAAATATAGTGGAAGCAT